TGATGACGCCGAGCCGGTTCAACAGCGCATCCTTGAACCAGGTCGCCATGGTGACGAAGCCGGGATTGTCGCGGTTCCAGACCAGATTGACGAAGTCCGTTGCCTGCGCCGCAACCTGCTCATCCTCCGGCCCGACCGGATCGAAGCGCACGACTTCGTCGGAAGAGGTGAATATCTTCAACAGCGAAGGAGTCACCCATTCAATCGTGTCCATGACTTCGCGCGAAACGACCGACGACTGGCCTTTCTTAGCATTCGGCAGGCCCTTGCCCAGGTAGTAATCCAGCGCCTTCATGCGGTCGCTGGCCAGCGGCTCGACATGCGACTCTGCCGCAGCTATTTCCCTTCCGCAGATCGCGCGGATGTCGTCTTCGCTCAGCGGTGCGCGCGTTTCAGGCATCAGACGATCCAGCCCACGTCAGTTTTAAGGGGTTTCGCCCACCCGCTGTCGCCGCCTTCTTCCATGGCTACTGCAAACGCCATAAAAGCGTCTGCGGCGTGGCTGGAGTCGTCGTGGAGTGGCTGCTTGGTGTATTGACCAGTTTCCTCATTCACGCCGTACCGATAGCGCCGCAGCGCGTTGATGCCGTCAGCACACTTATCAGCATCGAACCAGCATCGACCGAACACGGTTCGCGCGGCGTTGATCTGGTCAACCTTGAGCAACCGCGGGACAACCTGCACGGTTCGGCCCGCATCCTTCATCTGCTGTTCGATGGTTCGCGGCGACGCCAGCAACTCATGCTTGGCATCGTGTGGAAGCCAGCAGGTGCCGTAGACATAAGGCCGGTCCTGCAACGCCTTCAGGTAATGGTCCAGCGCAAATCCCCGAGACTGGTAGAAATCAATCAGCCTGAATTCAAAGCCGATCTGTTGAGCGAACCAGATGCTGGTCATATCCGCCCGTCCGAGATCCCAGAACGTCTGCACCGGCTTGGCTGCGTCGTAGGGCACGCGCGTGAAGCGCTTGTCTGCGGTGGCAGCGCGGATCTCCCCGGCAAAGATGGCGCCGTCCAGAACCTGCTTCGTATGGCCTTCCCAGATCCACAGGTAGGCGTCGTGGTCGCGCTCGCGCAGCGTCTCCAACTCCTGCCGAAGGACGGCGGGAAACCACGGGTTCTCGGACCAGTTGACCTTCTCGACGATGGCATCCGGCGGCGGATCGCGCACGAACCGGACATAGGTTTCGTCGGTGTCGAGTTCCGGGTTGAAGCTGATCCAAATTTCCGAACCCTCGGCGCGGATTGTCGGAATGAGAACATCCCAACTCGCCTTCGAAACCGTCTGCGCCTCTTCGACCCATACCCGTGTGCAACCCTCGACGCTCTTGATCGAGGCGATGTTATGCCGCAGTCCCGCGAACAGGAACTCCGTGCCGTTCCGCCCGGTGATCACCGAGCGCTGGACCTCATAAAAGCTGGACAACCCGAGTTCGTGTATCTGGTCCGACAGCAGTTTGTGAACGCTGTCCGAGATGGATGCCTGGAATTCACGGGCGCAAAGGACGCGATGCCGCTTCTCCATGCCCTGCACCAGCAGCGCCTTTGCCATGCTGTGCGACTTGCCGCCGCCGCGCCCGCCGTAAAGGACTTTGTACCGCGACGGCTCAAACAGCATCTGCATGCTGTCGGGTAGGGAAATGACAGTCATCCCGCGTCCCGCTGCCTAGCGCGACGGTTACGCTGCTCGCAACGCCGGGAACAACAACGCGCCTTGGCGCTGCGAGACTCGAACCGCCCGCCACATTCGGCGCAGTCCAGCACGCGGACTGCATGCAACCGCGCCTTGCCCGCCGCGCCCAGCGCCGAGAGATATGTCCGGCCAGCCTCGCTTTTCTTCCACTCGGCGATTGCCTTCTGCCCGCGCGCCCGCGCATCCGCAATTGCCGCCAGCGCTTCAGGGGACAGGTTGCGATCCTCGATATGGCGGCCTCGCCCCTTGGCAAGACCCGCCTTCTGCGCTTCCGTCGCAGGGCGACCGCTCCGACCTTCGCCGCCGTCGGTCAGATTGCAGAGCCGGTCGCCCCGCGCCCGAGCGATGGCGATATGCACCCGCTCCAAGGCATGCGCCTCGGCTTCCGACGTGGCCGGGATAATCTCGACGATGACGTTTTCACGTCCGTACTTGAGCATGATGCTGCGGTGGTGCGCAGTCCTGCGCCTCGGGCTGAAGTCCCATGCCCGCCGCCCCATGCCCTTGCCGATGTAGAACGCCTCACCGTCCGGCCGACGATGAATGTAGACGTAAACATCAACAACCATCGCCATCCCCCGATGAAGTATCGGTGGATTATAACACGGCGTTTGACTTAACTGAGGCAAGTTACTTAGCTTCTCCAGGCTTCACGAAGGAGACGGTCACGTTACCCAGGAGCGGTGCGCCATCGGCGCCGGTCACTTCCTGGCGCTCCTTCCAGCCCATGCGGGACTTGGTCCACCAGATCAGCGCGGTCGTGTTTCCGTCGCGCACGCCCTGGTTGAACAGCGTCTCGGCGACCTTCGCATTGGCCTCGATCACGCCCAGGTCGAGTTCGTCGCGGTAATACTTGGTCAGCGTCTCGCGGTGGATGTCGAGCGCCCGCGCGATCTGCTCCTGCGGCGTGCCATAGGCCGCCAGCGCCTTGACCTTGGCGCGGCTTCTCTCGGTCGGCTCGTGCGGCGGCCTGCCGCCGACGTTCAGGATTTCGTCGTCGTGTTTCAAGTGCTGGAAAACCCTGTCATTCCGCGGCTTCCAGCGCATCGCGGGCGGCGCTCACCGCGTCGTCATAGCTGCCCGCGCTGTTGCGGCCGGCGTCGGCGGCGAAGCGGTCCTCACACACGTCGGCGAAGCTGGCGCCGGTTGCTTCAAGCGTCGCCTGCTGCCCGGTGAAGTCCTGCCAGCGCTTGACGGCGACATCGACATACGCGGGGTTGAGTTCGACGGCATGCACGCTGCGGCCGGTCATCTCGCCGGCGATGATGGTCGTGCCGGAGCCGCTGAACGGCTCGTAGACCGCTTGCCCCGGTGACGAGTTGTTCTCAATCGGGCGCTTCATGCACTCGACCGGCTTCTGCGTGCCATGCCCGGTCTCGGACTTCTGCGGCTTCGGGATCTGCCATACCGTCGACTGCTTGCGGTCGCCGGCCCAGTGCCCGGTACCGCGCACGGCGTACCAGCACGGTTCGTGCTGCCAGTGATAGTCGCCCCGCCCGATGGCAAAGTTGTTCTTAGACCAGACGATCTGCGAGCGCAGTTTGAAACCCGCCGCAGTCAGGCTCTCTGCGACCGTGCCCGCGAACAGGCCGGCGTGCCACACGTAGGCGACATCGCCCGGAAACAGCGCCCAGGCTTCGCGCCAGTCGGCCTTGTCGTCGTTCAGCACCTCGCCCTTGGCGTGGACGCCCAGGCTGGTCCGCTTACCGTCCTTCGACTTGGCCTTGCCGCGCCACGCCGGGTCGTACTCGACGCCATACGGCGGGTCGGTGACCATCAGGTGCGGCACAACACCGTTGAGCGCCTTCGCGACGGTGTCGGCGTCGGTGCTGTCGCCGCAGACGATGCGGTGGCGGCCGAGCAGCCAGACGTCGCCGGGCACGGTGACCGGGTTGACCGGCGGCTCGGGCGCCTCGTCGGGATCGGTCAGGCCGTCGGTCCTGTCGGCGAGCAGTGCGGCCAGCTCGTCGCCGCTGAAGCCGGTCAGGCCGAGATCGAAGCCGCCGTCCTGCAGTTCGGTCAGCTCAAGCTTGAGCAGTTCGTCGTCCCAGCCGGCGTTAAGTGCCAGCTTGTTGTCGGCGATGACGAGCGCCTTGCGCTGCGTCTCGGTCAGGTGGCCGAGCCTGATGCAGGGGACTTCCTTCATGCCGAGCTGGCGGGCGGCCAGCACCCGGCCGTGCCCTGCGATGATGCCGCCGTCGGCGTCGATCAGGATCGGGTTTGCCCATCCGAACTCGCGGATCGAACCAGCGATTTGTGCAACCTGCGCATCCGAGTGCGTGCGGCTGTTGCGGGCATAGGGCACCAGCGCATCGAGCGGCAGGTATTCAACCTTGAGGGAGGCTTTCGCCACTGTGGATACTCTGCTCCGCACTAAAAAACCCGCAGCAGCCGAAGCCGCGCGGGTCAAGTCATCGGTCTCTGATCCAAGGAACACACGTCGCGAAGCCAATTTCTCGACGATAGGACGTTCTCTCACAACGCATTCCCGCCGTCAAGAGTCTGCGTTGCGCAATCTGCAACGTCGGGTGTCATTCCGGGTACTCGGGGATCTCATACCACTCAGCCAACCTGAACAATGCCTCGCGGAGCAGATCCATCATGGCGCAGACCTTGCGGCCGGATGCCTTGCCGTTGGGACCCGGCGGGATCATGTCGCGGACGCTGCGTTCGTGACAGCAGACGGCGACCAGCAGATCCCACAGGCCGGGTGCGATGGCGGCCTTGGCCTCGCGGAAGTCGCGGAGTGCGGCGAGCTGCGCGTCGCGGTATCCGGTGGGCGACCATGCGGAGCAGCCGCCGCTCTGTTCGGCGTCGTGCGCGCCGCAGACGCCGAGCGCCCAGGCGGCATAGAGTCTTTCTCCGGCGGCGGCTGCGCGCAGCGAGATGAAGCCGCGGACGCGCATGCGTTCGAGCGGGTGCTGGATCCGGCGCCGGGTCGACACGACCATGCCGCCCTTCGTCAGCTCGGCGGGTTCGACGATGCTGGCGCGGTGGCTCGATACCTCTGCGGTATGGGTCATGGGTCGGCTTTCGGTTTCACGTCGGTATGGCGCCGCGCGTCCAGCAGCAGCCGCTCGGCGCCGCGGAGCTGATCGCGCAGCCAGCGGATTTCCGAGTCGCGCTCGGCGAGGGACTGGCGCAGGTTCGCGATGGTCTCGGCGTCGCCGGTCATGGAAGGCCCTCAGAAAGCCGCTGGAGCGCGCTGGAGTGGCCTCCGGCTGTTTTCGAAGCCCACGGGCCACCCGGAGCCGGAGCGCATCCAGCGCGTTCCTGGAGGCCCTGACGGCGATCCGCCCTCAGAAGGCCCCGCCAAGCCCCTTGGAAGGCGCTGTGATGGCCTCCGGGATGTTTTGCGGCCCATGGCGCCCCCGGAGCCTTCAGGGCCACCAGCGGGCTTCTCTCGCGGTTTTCGCTCACGCCTCACCCCACGCTCCGCCGATCTCGTCTTCGTCATCGTCGTCAGTCCGCTCGACGGCGCTGTCCACCATGGCGTCGACCAGCCGGACGAAGCGGTTCGGACAGATCCCGCGCTGCTCGGCGACCAGTGCCGCGGTCCACAGCAGGGCGCCGACGACGGAGATAACCTCGGCGCCCTCGGCGATCAGCGTCTCAGCCTCGAACTCCAGCGCCTGAACCTGCGCCCGGTGTCGGTGCAGGAATTCGAGCTGGGTCAGTCTGGTCGCCGTCATGCATCCACCTCTTCCACCTTAAAGCTGTATAAAGCCTCAACGATACGCTTTTTCAGCTTGTAGACCGCTGTCCGCGTGCCGCCCCTGCCATCGCCGCCCTTCACGTCCTCGACGTGATGCACGCCGTCGGCATCGTCGTAAGCGAAGTCGGCCCGGTAGACCCCACAGTCGATGCCGGCGATGAGGAGCCGATACTCCGGCTGCCTGATCAGGCAGGAGATCCGCCCTGCCCTGTGCATCAGGCGCAGCTCGCACCAGCGGCGGTACTCGGCCTTGCTGTCCCACCAGACGCCGTCGATGAACTCACGCCGGTTGCCGTACTTGCTGCGGCGGCCGCGAAGCTCGGCCAGCGCGTCCTTCTGGCGCTGCTGCTCGTCGATGCCGAAGCGGACATTGGCGATCTGCTGCTGAGCATCCGGCCCCAGGCGGGCGATGTCGTCGGGTCGGTATCGGCTCATTCGGCGGCCTCCAGCACTCTGCCCCGGTGTGCGGAAATGTGCCGGGCAATATCCGCACACTCCCGCGCATCCATCGCGGCTTGCTCGGCGATCAGGTCCCTGCCCAGGAACTCACCCAGCGCCTGGATGCCGGCCAGCGTCAGGAACGTCGCATTGCCGGAGTCCCATAACCAGCCGCGCCGGGTGGCCAGCATCAGCGCCGACGCTCCCGGCCCGCGCAGGTTCGGCTGGAAACCGTGCGTCCGGTGCCGGTTCCAGATGCCCAGCAGGCC